CTTTGTAGTAGTCGTTCCATCGTAAACGCCGGAAGCATTTAGGTTTGTTCTACCCAAATCACTAGGGACAATGGGAATGCCATCCACAGAACCGATTTCACCGTTCAAAACCGTTGCCTTTGCACCATACTTGTCTAACGTCACAACTTCCGCAAGATTTAAGAAGTTATACATGGAATTCACGGTTGTAATCCATGCAAGATTGGAAGGAGCCACTCCATAAACTCCAATATTCTTACGCATAACCCGAAGGTTCGTAAGGTTGAATGTGGACATATCCGTTTTGTAGCTCTGGTCGTTCGCATGAGCTCTCAATCCGAGCCACAATTTTTTTCGGCTTGTTGCTGCGGTGATATCGCTATCCTCATGTGTTCCAGCAGTATCGCCATTCATAATCGCGTCCTCAAGACCACGAGCAAAAGCTTTTGCCAGTCTCGTTCTCAAGAGTGGGAGCAATGCCACAACTGATTCTTCTTCGGACTCTTTTGAAAACAAAATCCGAGCGTTGTGAAGGACTGCGGTGATAGTAAAGTTTCCGGATAGAGTCACTCCAGAGTCCGCAAGTCCATAATTCGTTTGACCGGTATCTGCGGTTTGCTCGGAACCCTTATAAGTTACCAACTCTCCCAATTCAACCGGCATTGTGAACGGACTGCGTGGAATTGAGATTCGCGGGAACAATGCGGCCACTCGCGCTTCAAGCATCACTTTTTCAAATAGCTGAGAAGAAAAGCCGGTCGGCACCCATTCGGAAAGACCACCAGAGGTAGAAGTGTCAAGAGCTTTTTTGTAGTCGCCCAAAGCTGTTTTGAATCTTGACCACATCCGAAGCTGCGTAGGATGCTTTTTGCAGATTGCCGAAACCAAAAGGATATCGTCATTCATTTGCTGAACTTCTTTCGGCAATTCGTCAATTAACTCGCGCTGATACAATTCACGCGCTTCATCCGATTTCAAATCAACGTTTTCAATTGGAAACTGAATTTGTCTCTGAGGTGTGATTCCGGGATGTTTTGACAAAATGTCCTTGAGAATTTCGTCAATATGGTCTTTGAGTTCCTTGTCCTTTTTCTGGACAAGTTCCATCATATCGTGAACCTTTTTCTTAGTTTCTTCCATATCTTGTGTCGTTGCGAATTTTTCCATTTTATTTCCTTTGACTCAATGTGAACGGTTCGTTAGTCCGTTATCGCTTATTCAAAGCGTTTGTGAACTGAGTCATAAATCTTGAGACCAAATCCTGTGCGTCGGGTTGGTCGCTTTTTATAATGTCTGCAAGCATATCAATCGTTTTATTGAGTTCTCCCAATTCGGAAGCTGAAACAAAATCTTTATTTTGTAAAGCAAGGTCATTGAGTGTAGAAATTGCAATACGGATGAGCTCAATCTTTTTTTCGACGAGATTCTCTTGTTTAGCAACTTTGCAAAGCTCAATCAGATTTTTCAAAGTCACTTCTAATTCATCAATATCCGTTCTTCCCTTATCTTCAATTTCAATTCCATTTTCAGGAAGAAAAGAAGAACCCAATGTCTTTGTAATCATCTCTGCTAATTCTCTTTGAACTCTTGCCTTTGGATTTGCAGGGACAGGAACGGCGCTATATTCCAAAAGCTCGGCGCTTGTCCAAATCCATCCTGTTTTTTCAGTTCCTGGGATAGTTTCTTGTCGGTGAGCCTTTGGAATGAACCCAACAGAAAAAGCGTTAAGAAATCCTCTTTGATAAAGAGAAAATATTTCCATTGCGCGGTCGCTCTCTTTGTCAAACTGCATGACAGATAGAAGTCCAAAATCATCTTCTGATATTTCAATCGCTTTTGCAATAGGCGGGCTGTAATAATCGTGCGCCCAGAGCTCATCTGGATTAGCTGTGAAGTTTTCCAATTTCCATGCGCCTTTCTCAAAGCGTTCGTCCATCCTGTCCCAATCGTAAGTTGAGACATAGGCTGATATTTGTTTGTTTTCAGAATCTATAGACTTTACATATACAACTTTAAATTTTTTGTCCATTGGTTAATGCCTCCTGGTTTTTCGATATTAAACTAAAGTGAGTTTCACAAACATATTGTCCCGATTGCAATTTTCTTAAAGGCGCTCTCCGTGTGCATAAAAAACAGTGTAATAAACCTTGATTCTCCATCTCTTTCATTACAACTTCTCTGGAAGCATTCCTGATTCTTTCATTGAAATATTCCTGATTGTGCTTGATACCATAGTCTAAGCAAGCCCGCGCCATCTTATCTCTAAAAAATCTCAACATATCATTACGATGATATAGGTGATAATGTGCATCGGCAATTTATAATCTCGCCTGCAGGCCCGGACGGATCCCCAGGAAACATCAAAGCTGAATCACCAATCATAAAAGGTTCGTTTATTCCAACCACAGTTTCAGGTATATTTCTTTCCTGATGCGTATCTCTAACTTTTCCATCCCTCGACGATAACCATTTCTTTTTCTCCACTCCAACTTCTTTCCATCCTTCGTAATTGCCTTTGTTAGCAGCTCCTAAAACCTCTGTGCGGGCAATCCGTTCAGCCCTGCCTTCAGCGGCAAATTCGTAAACCTCATTGATACGGTCTACAATTTCCTTTATCGTTTCATCTTTGGAAAATCCTGAACTGACGGCATTTTCGATTGCCTCTACAATTTCATCCGAAATAGATTCCTTCGTAAATGCATTAGCTTCTCGGACAAGTTTAAATGATTTATTATCGAGCCAGTTCTTAATTTTCGGATCGTCAATATTGAAATTGAAATCATCTTTAAATCTTCTACCCGCATCTGTTGCAAAAACTTTGAGAGCATTTTTCAGAGGTTTGTCTACGGCGATTTTGAAAAAATTATCTTCCAATTCCTCGTCGAAAACCAAAGAAATCTCAACATTAGTTTGCTTTAATCTGAATCGTTCAACTAACCTTAGCAAAAATCCTTTGTCACTATCGGATACTTTCCCTGTTAAAAATTCGTCTGCAATCTCTTTGAATTTTGAAATAACTCTACGCTGTTGGGCTCTAAAAAATACTCTAGTCACTCTCTCAAATCTCCCCTCATGTTCTCTAAGTTTTTCGTCAAAGTCCTTCCATTCGATATCGTCAGCAGTTGCTTTATTCCCTGCGATTTTTTCCTTTTGAACGGTTTGTTGAACAATTGTTTTTTGTTCAACTGACTTTGGCTCAGTTGAATTCGAAAGATTCAATCCACTACTTGCCGGTCTCGAAATGTCCCCGCCCTCTACTTCATCAAAAGGCAAATCAAGATGTTCTATAACCTGATTTAGCGGAATACCCATATCAACATAAATCTTTGCAGTATTGGCTCTTAACTTCTCGTCGGGTCTTAATGCTTCAATCTGCTCAAGATTCGGTCGAAAAAATGAAGTTGGTCGAAATGTTATCTGCGCTACTCTCATCGTCAAAGTCGAAGAAAATAGGCGAATCATTGGAAGCATTTTATCGTTCCAGAAAATCTTGTTCTGCTCTTTTATATTCGCGTAATTAGCATATTCGAGAAGCCCTACTTTTGCCGGTGGGACTCCGAAAGTTGATATGATACTTTCCCTTGACATTTTTCTCTGACTAACAAAATCCATATCCTTTTGAGATCGTCCTGTCTCTTTATATTTCAATCCATTTGATAATATAGCTACTCTATGAGATTTTTTCGTTCCCTGATGAACTTTTTTCCATGCAGATAATAGTCTTGCGCGGTCTGCCTCATTTAAAGTTTTATCAGTCTCAAGTATAGAATCAGGTCTAGCGGAATTATTGAAGAATGTTCTATTCCAAGTTTCAGCCGCTAAATCTCCGAGCAATTCCCTGCGGGAAGCAAGTGCTGATCCTTGGCCATAGAGAAAAGATAAAGGATTAGTATATTGGAAATGAATCACATCTTCGTAACGGAATTGAATGGTTTTCCCATCCACCTGATAAACAAAATGGCTGACAAAATTTTCTTTTGAAACAATAGGTCTAATCATCGAGCTCGGTATAGGCCATATCTCATAAATGTTCCCTCGATTATCCCTTTCCAATTTCCAATAACTATCACCTGTCAGCTCAAGCGAGATTGCAGTCCATTCTTTTAGCTGATAGGAACTGATAAAAGGATTGGGATTCTCCAACAAGACTTTAAACGGATGCTTCATATCTTCTATTTCTTCTTTATTTTTAACCATCAAAATCCTATATTCGACCTGTGCAAAATTTGTTGCAATAGCAAAAACAGAGGAATAGACCCACGGATGAATTCTGTAAGCGTCTATTGTGTCTAAATATTCCTCTGGTTGAGAAACGCCAAAGACTTGACCGATATTTGGATCGTAAGGTTGTGCTACAAAAACTTTCTCAATCACTTTAGGTCTTTTTGAATTTTCAGATTTTTGTTTCTTCATTTCCAGAACCCACTAACAATTATCTCTCATCTATTTCGCCTCAAAAGAACATCCAGCTTTCCGTTCATTTCTCCGATTTTGTTATCAATTCGTTCACTCAAAACATTAAGACGACTCGA